GGCCGGCGAGAACCTGTCGAAGCAATATCGGGAGCAGGGCCTGAACATGCTCCAGGAGAATGCCAAGTTCGAGGACGGCTCCAACAGCGTCGAGGCCGGCTTGATGGAAATGCTGGACCGCATGCTGACGGGCCGGTTCAAGGTCTTCAAGACGTGCGGGGCCTGGCTTGAGGAGCGGCGTTTGTATCATCGCAAGGACGGTAAGATCGTGAAGGAGCGGGACGATGCCATTTCAGCCTCTCGCTACGCGCTCATGATGCTGCGCTTTGCCTGCGTGAAGCCGAACGACAAATCGTGGAAGTTTAGCCCGCGGAAAGTCGCCTGATGGCCGAGATGACCGACGAGGACCTGTGCAAGTTCGTTGCCGGCCTCGTCAAAGATGCTGAGCTTTATCGGGAGGAGCAGAGCGTCAACCGCACGCGCGCCATGGAATACTACGACGGCGAGATGACCGACACGCTGTCCGATGAAGGCCGCTCCAAGGTCGTGTCTCGCGATGTCCGCGGCGAGCTCAAGAAGGTCCTGCCGTCGATCGTTCGGGTGATCCTGGGCGGCGACAAGGTGGTGGAATATCTCCCCGTCAAGGAGGGCGACGATCCGGCCGCACAGCAGGCCACGGACTATGTGAACTATCTGGCCTTCCCCGAGAGCGAGGGGCCTGATGCCGTTCATGACGCCATTTACGACGCCTTGCTGCTTCGCAACGGCATCCTGAAATGGTGGCAGGACGAGCGCATTGACATCAGGGTCTCGACGCATTCTGGACTGGACGATAACGCTTTTGCTATGCTGGTTTCTAGCGACGATGTTGAGGTCCTGGAGCATACGGAGCGGCCTGAGACGATCGAGGGCCAGTCGGTCAAGATTCACGACGTCAAGATCAAGCGCAAGATCAAGAAATGCCGGGCCAAGATGGCTGCGGTCCCGCTCGACAACTTCCTGATCCATCCCGACGCGATCAACATGCTGGACTCGCCGATCATTGGCGAGGGCTACCGCATCCGCCGGTCTGATCTCGTTGCGATGGGCTATGACCGGACGCGGGTTGAAGATCTACCGCTTGCGGGCACCAGCCGGCAAAAGGACGAGGAAGAGACCACCCGTCGCAGGGACATCTTCAACCGGGACCAGCTCACAGCCAAATCGATGGAGGAGGTGGAATATTACGAGCTGCTGGTCCGCATCGACTTCGACGACGATGGCATTGCCGAACTGCGGCGGGTGGTGTTTGCCGGCGGCCTGACCGAGAAATGTCTGTTCGAGAACGAGCCTTGGGACGATATCAACTACGCTGACGTGGTCTGCGAGCGCCGGCCGCATCAGTGGGAGGGCAATTCCACCTCCGACGACTCGATGGAGATCCAGCGCATCAAGACGGTGCTGCTGCGCCAGACCCTCGATAATTTGTACTGGCAGAACAATCTCCAGGACGTGGTTCAGGAAGGCGCTATCATCAACCCGGAGGCCGTGACCAGCCCGCAGTTTGGGCTTCCCATCCGGGTCACGTCCGGTACTGACGTCCGGGCTGTTCTTTCGACGCGTGCCGTTCCGTTCGTGGCCGAAAAGTCCTTCGCCATGCTGTCCTATCTGGATCAGGAGCTGCACGAGCGCACGGGCATTTCGGACGCATCGGGCGGCCTCCCCCCCGACGCGCTGCAGAACATGACGGCCACGGCATCGGCCATGGTCGAGCAGGCCGGCATCGGCCAGACCGAGATGATGGTGCGCACCATCGCGCATTGCCTCCGGCCGGCATTCCGCGGCTTGCTGAAGCTGATCATCCAGCACCAGGATCAACCCCGCACCGTGCGGCTACGCGGCAAGTGGGTTCAGTTCGATCCTCGGACATGGAACGTGGACATGGACGCCACGGTCAACACGGGCCTTGGAGCTGGCACCCGTGAGCGCGACATGATGATGATGGGCATCGTCACCGGGCTCCAGGAAAAGCTCCTGACGGCGTTTGGCCCTGCGAATAACCCCTATGTGAAGCCGCAGCAGCTTTACAACGGCATCGCCAAGACGGTCGAGGCGTCTGGTCTCAAGTCCGTCGACCAGTATTTTAGCAACCCGACGCCGGAAGAGTCCAAGGCCTTTGCGGATGCCATGGCGCAGAAGCCGAGCCCCGAGCAGGAAAAGACGCAAGGCGCGATCGCCGTCGAGCAGACCAAGGGGCAGGTGCAGATTGCGCTTGCCGACAAGAAGATGCAGGTGGAGGCGAACAAGGAGCGCGAGCAGCGCGACGCTGATCTACTCATCAAGCAGGCCGAACTCGAGAAAGAGACGCAAAAGGCCATTCACGAGGCCAATATCAAGGCCACCAGCGAGGCTGAAAAGCTCCAGATTGAGCGCGAGAAGATCGCCTCTCAGGAGCGGATTGAATACGCGAAGATCCAGGCCAATATCGCCCTTGAGCGGGAGCGGATGGACCGTGAGGACGCAAGGGCTGAGCGCCAGCATCAGGCTGACGCGCAGAACCGGGAGTTTGAGGGGGCGGTGCAGTGAAGCAGGAAAGTGATAGCGAGTTCGAAATGATGCTGGACGCGTCTGACACCTTGTTGAAGGTATCAGAGTCGATCTATGCGCGTCAGCAGTCGGTGCAGGTCGATGAGCTTATGTGTTCGGTTTTCGATGTGAATTATTCCTATGCAACCAAGTGCGGCGCTGTCGTCATGCAGGACGGGCACTGCACGCACATGGCGGGGTGCATCCGGTTTTTCGAGCGAATTGACCCCGAGGTGTCATTGATTTTGACCCATTACAGCAGCGGGCAGCAGGATACTTGCTACCGCAAGGTAGATGGCGAGTGGCAGGCCATTCGATCGGGGCTTCCTAGGCCGATCAGGGGATATGAGCATTAGCATGGCGGAGCGGATCGCTAAGTCGTGGACGGTTGTCAGGCACAAAGCAGGAGGTGCAGGGCCGGGGCTTAATTGGTTCACCGACCGAGAGAAGGCAGACATTCATGCTCGGGAAATGGCTTGCCGTAATCCCGGGAAGCGGTTCGTGATTTTGGAGGTCGTTGGCACGGTAACGCTGCCGCTTCCAGATGTGGCCATTGAGGAAGTCTAGGTGACCGATCGCACCGAGCGCACTTCAGCGGCCCAAGCCATCCTCGCCATACCGCTGTTCAACGAGCTCATGGACGAGCTGGAGGCAGCCGAGGTCAATGGTGCCGTAGCTTCACAGCGCCACGAGGTCGAGAAGCGCGAGGAGCACATTTCAGCCCTCCGTGCCATCAGGAATTTGCGGTTGCGCCTCGCAGCGATCGCCAATGAGGGCCAGCCCAGCGGCGGCCGGAAAGCTCCAGCTTAAGGAACATCGAATGACCGTCAACGCAAGCGGAGCATCCATTGTCGGCGGCTCCGCGGTAAATGCGAACGCCAGCTTCACGCCTCCCGCGGCATCGATCGCGGCCGGCAACATCATCGGCACCGCGCAACAGTTCACGTTCGCCTTTGCCGACGGCACGCCGATGCCTCCGGGCCAGCTCATTCGCCTGCTGAGCGTCTCGGTCAGAGTGGACGCCGCGGCGCTTATTTCCGGGGAGGGCGCTTACACCCTCCACACCTACAACGTGACCCCGCCGAGCGCGCGGGCGACCAATACGGCCTGGACCAGGGCATCAGGCGACCTCACGGCCTATCGCGGATCAATCGTGCTGGGCACGCCTGCCTTTGCCGGCACGGGCTACATCAAGACGCAGTTGACCGACCTTCAGGATTTCTCGCTCAGCTCCTCCAGCCTCTGGGGTGAGTTGATCAACGCCGGAACGTTCACGGGCGTCGCTGTTGCGCGCCAGGTCTTCCTTCACGGCGTCGCTTTGTAATTTTCGCTCACGGAGCCTTGCGGCCAACCGTAAGCGGGATGTCGCCGGCATGGCCGGCATCACACCTCAAACAGAGGACTAGAAATGGCACCCGAACTGGCACCCGCCAACGAGGCGTCTAGCGACGTTTCGAGCGTTCAGGCCGAACCCTCCGATGGACTCGACACCTCGAACGAGACCTGGGATTTTCAGGAGCGTGAAGAAGAACACGCCACACCAGAGCCCAAGCCCGGCGAGACCGATAGCAACAGCGAGACGGATGAGGCTCAGCAGAGCCAAGAGGCCGAGGACCCCGACGCACCGAAAACCGAAACCGAGGAAAAGACCGAGAAGGCGACGGCCGAACCGGACGATTCCATCGTTATCGCCATGCCAGGCGGTGAGAAGCTCGAACTTAAAGAGCTGAAATCGGGCTATATGCGCGATCGGGATTATCGCCACAAGACGACCGACCTCGCGAACAAACGGCGCGAGCTTGAGACCCTGTCAACCCGCGTGACCCAATCGGCGAACGCAATCTCTGAAGTTCTGATGTCCCAGGTGCCGGCAGCACCTGACCCGTCCCTTGCCCTGTCCGACCCCGTTCGGTACGTCCAGGAAAAGGCGCAGCACGAAGGTGCGATGGATTTTATCAACTCCATCGTCGCAAAGGCCACCTCAGCCAAGGATGTTGGCAACACGCTTACGCAAGAGCAGCAGACCGAAGTCACTCGGGCTGAAATCGCCAAACTTACGGAAGCGTTCCCCGAGATCAAGAACCCTGACGGTCAGAAGAAGTTCTTCGACGCGACAATGAGCGCGGCGCGGGAGCTTGGGATTACCGACCAGGAGCTGAGTGCCGTCACCGATCACCGCTATTTCAAGGTCCTGCACTACGCGAAGATGGGACTTGAGGCGGAAGCTGCGAAGGCCAAGGCTGCAACCAAAGTCGTGAACGTTCCCCCTGTTGGCGCACAGAAGCGGCAGGCTGGTCAGAACACGACCAAGGCGCGAGCAAATCAGGACGCGATGAAGAGGTTGACGAGTTCAGGCTCGATCCATGACGCGATGGCGGTTGAGATCGATTAACCCCATCGGAGACCAAAATGGCCACCATCGCAAATACCTTCGTGACGACCCAGGCGGTCGGCAATCGAGAGGAACTGTCGGACGTCGTGTCCCGCATTACTCCCGAGGATACGCCGATCTATTCCATCATCGAAAAGGGCAAGTGCGTTTCGGTTCACCCCGAGTGGGAAACCGACGACCTCGCCGCGCCGGCATCGAATATCGTTCCTGAAGGCGAGGAATACAATTTCGACGCCATCACGCCGCCGGTCCGCATGGGTGACTATACCCAGATCATGCGCAAGGACTGGATCATCTCGAACACCCAGGAAGTGGTGTCCGAGGCCGGCAACGTCCAGAAGCGCAAATACCAGAAGCTGAAGAAGGGCGTCGAGATCCGCAAGGATGTCGAATTTGCGCTCGTCACCAATCAGCCTTCGGTGGGCGGTGCCACGCGTCAGCTCGGTTCGCTGCCGACCTGGATCGTGACCAACGTCTCGCGCGGCTCCGGCGGTTCGAACGGCGGCTACAACACGGGTACTGGTCTGACGGTCGCCCCGACCAACGGCACCCAGCGCGCATTTACCAAGGCGCTGACCGACACCGTCATGCAGCAGGGCTACACCAGCGGTGCCAACTATCGGCACATGTTCGTGTCGCCCTACGTCAAGTCGGTATTCGTCACCTTCATGTCGGACGCCAACGTGGCGACGTTCCGCTACGCGGTTTCGAAGTCGGGCTCCAAGAACACGATCGTCGCCAACGCGGACTATTATGAAGGTCCGTTCGGAACGATCATGGTTCACCCCGATCGCGTGATGGCGACCTCCGCGAACGAGGCGCGCAATGCGCTGTTCCTCGATCCGGATATGGTCGAATTCCTCTGGCTCCGGAAAATCCAGGAGGACAAGGGTCTGGCCAAGACCGGCGATTCCGACAAGGGCGTCATCATCGGCGAAGGCACGCTGAAGGTCAAAAACGAGAAGGGTCTGGGGGTCATCGCTGATCTCTTCGGCCTGACCGCAAGCACGTAAGGAGAGCGGAACATGGTCACTTACACCCCCACTGCCATCACCGCGTCCACGACGCTCAAGAACTCCCGCCATGGCGATGGCGGGGTTGTCGTCAATGCTGCGGCCGGCTGCACGCTCACGCTACCGGCGGCCAGCGGTTCCGGGACCAAGTTCACGGTCTACATCGGAACCACCGTCACCTCCAACAACGTCATCATCCAGGTCGCCAACGCGAGCGACGTGATGGCCGGCGTTCTGGTTGGGGCGGCCGATGGCGGCGATACCGTCAATGGTTGGGAAACCGCCGCGGCAAGCGATACGATCACCCTGAATGGCTCCACCAAGGGCGGCATCAAGGGCGATTACATCGAACTGCGCGACGTCGCCGCCAATCTGTGGCGCGTGGACGGCACGCTCTCGCAGACCGGCACCGAGGTCACGCCCTTCAGCGCCGCGGTCTAATTGGGGCTGCATCACAACAGCAGGGGTCGCCGTTCTGGCGGCCCCTTTTTCATTGGAGAAGAATGAATGGACAACCGCACCTCACTCGTCAATGAAGCCGAGGCGCTCGGCATCGCCGTGGATGGCCGCTGGTCGGACGCTCGCCTGCAAACCGAGATCGACAAGAAGAAGTTCGAAGAGAGCCCCGAACCGGAAGCCAAGCCTGAACCGCCGGCCGTCACGACTCCCGTTCGGCTTCTCTATGACACCTGGGATGCGGACGAAAAGCGCGTCCCGGCCGGCGCCGTCGTCAATCTCCCTATCGAGGCGGCAAAGACGCTTCTGAGGGAGCACAAGGCCGAACGCGCTGACCCGCTTCCGGGCGAAAAGACCGTCTGATCCATGCCGATCAGAGACGAGAACGGGTTCGAGCTCATGGAGCACGACCCCGTTTCCGGCCGCACGATCTGGTCGTATTTCGACGGGGAGAAAACGGTCTATCGGACCGATTATCCGGTTGAAGCGACGATGGCCGAAAATGAAGCCATCAGGAACGAGGCAGGCAGAGCATGGAAGGGCGATTGGCACCGCGTGGCGTCGATCCCGCTCAATGTTCTGCATGATAGCGGGCTGGTCGAGGCGCAGACGCAGGGCGATGACAAGTTCGTCAAGCGCTGGATGAATGACTCTGACAACCGGGCCTGGCGCACGAAGGACGGAACAGTATGACCGTCATTGCCACCTACACCGACCTGCAGGCCGCAGTCGCCGAATATCTCGCGAGAGACGATCTGACCGCACGCATCCCGACTTTTGTCCAGTTTGAAGAGGCCAAGTTCAACCGCGAGCTGTTCGTCCGCCAGATGGAAACGCGGGTCACCACAACGATCGATATCCTCTCGCCAGACTTCGAATTCATCTCGCTCCCCTCCGACTTCCAGACCATGCGGCGGATCAGGTTGTCTGGCATCACCGGCAAGCCGACCCTCGAATACAAATCGCCGGCTGGTCTGGATGCCTACCGCCTGTCGATCAATAACGTGACCGCTCAGCCTGAGTATTTCACGATTTTCGGCGACGAGATCGAGCTGGCTCCGACGCCAAGCGAAAACTACGTGGTGGAAATGGTCTATCGGAAGGTCGTCCCTCCGCTAGCATTGAACGCCACGAACTGGCTGCTGACCATGGCGCCGGATCTCTACCTCTACGGCGCGCTGATGGAGGCTGCGCCGTATCTGAAGGAAGACGGTCGCATCCAGACCTGGGCGGCCGGGCTTTCGAATGCTTTGGCCAGCCTCAACCAGCTCAGCCGAACTGCTGTTACGTTTGATGCAGGGCCGACAAGAATGCGATTTTCAGGTCCGACGCCATGACGACGTGGACGCCGGCAACGGAGCAAACAGAAGCATGGACCGGAGTGGACCAGACCATGCGCGTGTTTGATCCCTTCGTGTTCGACCGTGCTCCAATCTTCGATACCGGCTCGACTGTCGGCCTCTGGGACGCGGCGGCTGAACCGCAAGAAATCTGGACGGCCGCTTAATGACACTCACCGTCAAGCACGCATCGCTGACCGGCGCGGCCGCAAATCCTGATGTTTTGGTTGACGGCCCGAAATGGGACGCCGACCACACCGTTACGGGCGATCTCCCGGTTGCGCAGCTTGCCGGCGGCTCCGGAGCAACTGCCTCAACATTCTGGCGAGGTGATGGTACTTGGGCAACCCCAGCTAGCGGCGGTACTCCAGGAGGCTCGACCACCCAGATTCAGTACAACAATGCCGGCACGTTTGCCGGCATCACGGGCGCGACTACGAACGGCACTACGGTATCATTGACCACGCCGACGCTTACGACGGCTGTTGCGTCCGGCGTCTGGACGGTCTCGGGGTCGTGGACGATCCCGGCCGTTACCCTGGGCGGTACGGTCTCCGGCGGTGGCAACCAGCTCAACAACGTCATCATCGGCACCTCAACGCCTTTGGCTGGTTCATTCACGACCGTCACGGCTCCTACCGTCACTGGCGGCTCTGCGGCAGGTTCCGATCTTCTCTTGAACGGCACCTCGAACGGCGCGCCGTCTTCGGCCTTTGTCAACATCCAGAGCAACGGGCAATTCACCTCTATCGGGAACGCCACACCGAAGACCTATCTTGATCTCAACTGCAACCTGTCGTCATCTCCCGCGCTCGTGGTCGCGACCAGCGTTACCCGCGTGCAGGGCGCGGACAGCGTCAGCGGCGGACAGGAATGGGTGTCCTATGTGAGCGCTGGCGGCGCCGGCAACATCCTGACGGGCGCCACGGCCGGCGGAACGGCTGCATCAAAAACCGCATCGCCGAACGGCGCCTATCTCTACAACATGCGTGGCTATGGCTGGAACGG